CTATCTGAGGCATTATCTATGACGTAAATATTTTCTTTTAGTCTTTCGTCTGAAGATTGAAGGACTGTTCCAGATGTTCTTATACTTCCGGACACATCTAATTTATAGCTAAGTGTATCAGTAGTTTCATCTACACCTATTCCTAGACTACCGCTTCTATCTATAAAAAATCCTTCTCTTGTTTCAATTGCTGAAGAACCTGAAAATATGCTTATCCTTCTGTCTGAACCTGCGTTTTGTAATCCTTTTATTAAGTTAAAAGTAAATGATCCGCTATTGACAGGTACTGCTGGTGAGGCAGGGTAGAACAGTGTTACTGTTTGACCATCTGTACTTGCAGAATAAAAGTATGCTCCAAAGTTATTATCTAACTCAGAGTAAGTTAATGCTGTTCCTTTTTCTGCTCTAAATGATATAGCCATTATAAATCTATTTTTACTACGAAAGTCATATCAATATTTTGAGACTTAGGTATTGGTCTATTTGTTTTTGCAACAGCTAATAATTCATTAGCTTGATTATATAATCCTACTGTAGATACGTATGGTCTAAAATAACTTCCTGTTATATTATTTCTTACCGTTGCTTCTGAGCCTGTTATAGCTGAGGGGTTATATGAGTGATTCATTTCTGATTCTCTAACCGTACAGTGTACATTATACGTATAAATAGGTTGTTTTGATTTCCAGTTTAATTTATGTCTAGAATAAGTACTGTAATATCTTGCAACAGTTGGATCTGTAATCATAACTACCCCTTGATTGTATATTACATCTCCTACAACTTTTTCGGTCACATATTCAGAAGTATCTGAACCTGAAAGAAATAGTCTACCTTCTCCATCATCTTTTATTTCTAATCGATAGAAGGAAGCTGGGTTTACTACATACTCCTCTGAAGATTCATCAACGTAGTTAGAATCATCTTCTGTGACGTAATCTGCAGAGTCTACAGATGTTCCGTACCATTTGCCTACTTCCTCAACGTAGTCGGAATATCCAGTAGCGCTATCTCCTGCATAACCTAAGTCTACATAAGAATCTTCTTCTTCTCTTTCTGGCTGTAGAGTAATAGTACCTGGTTCAATTCCTGTTCCTACAATACCTTTTGGTAAAGAAAGTATTGCTACTTCTGATTTACTTTGTCTTGAACCGCTTAAAGTTAAAGTAGTAGTACGAGATACATCTCTAGAACCAAAATATAAACCTTTAGATCCAAAAGTATCTGCTAAAAAATTATGATTGGCACTATCAAATACTAGCTTTTGAAAACGGTTATTATAGAAATCAGTAGGATAAGGGTAACCTGGTGTAGAACCAGAGAACCCTCTTAGTGTTTCGATATTGTAACTAGTTAACAGACTTCCTGATGCAGACCAAGTTTTCTTAGCTACATAGTCCGATGTGTATACATCTTGTCTGTTTAATTGCTTGTATGCACTCATTCATTAATAATCAAGCTTTATTCTAACTAATGATTCTTTTGTAAAGTCTTTTAGTAGGGGCCTTGAAAGTTTTGCTACTGCTAATAGGTCACTATTATCATTATATAATCCTACTGCAGTAATATAAGACTGTGGTGTGTTTACCATTACGTTATGTCGTATTTCCCCTGATCCTGTAATTAATGATGGATTAGTAGAATAGTTAAATTCACTATTACGAGCTCTAACAAATACAAAGTTTGAAGTAATTGTTTCTTCTGACTGTATTCTAAATTTAGCACCGTCTCTTATTGTATTATAAATTTTACCTAAATTATTCCCTACAGCGTCAGATGTTCTTGTAGTGTTAAGTGCAAGTCCTCCATCTGATACGCTAGCGTCTAATGCTTTACCATTAAGTATAATTAATCCTACATCAGGTAAAAGTTTACCGTATGAACCTGCTGAAGTAGTATACCCGCTTGTGTTTTTTGCTCCTGCTGATAAGGTTCCTAATGATCCTGATACTAATTCATATATTCTTCCTGCATCTGCAAAAGTAGTTGTAGTTACTAACGAACTATCATCAGTAAGGTTTATAGTCGCTCCACTTGCACTAATTTTAAGTTGTAGGTCTAGAGTCCCGGGTAAAAGTTTTTCTTTATACCTTGCTCTGTCTATTGCTAATACGTAGAAGTATTCTGATGTCTCTGTACCAAAAGTAAATGCTGAATCTTCATCTCCTAGTACTAGATTACGGTATTGGCCGTAAATAGTAGAAGAAGGCGATTTGCCGTTTACATTGCTATTATAAAGAAGAGATCCGCTTCCTTTTTCATCTGCGTATGCTACAGAAAATTGTACTCTTGAACCTTCTATGTTAGAACCGGTGTTATATAGGTCGTAGTAGTAGTTTGCAGAAGTTGCTCCTATCTGTGTGGAAGAAGTAAAAAATGTCTCTAGTGTTGTTACATCACCAGTCCATACAGGTGTAGAAATTGATTCTGCACTTACAACTACGTCTTCCGAGTCAAATCTTTTATATGACATAATTAGTTAGTTTTAGTAATTGTTACTGGAATGGTTAGTCTTGCTCCTGATCCTCTTCCTATTACTGTTATAGTAGTACTAAGTGAAGTATTAGAGCCGAATAGAGTATTAATTGATGTTGCTACAAGGTTAATAGATGTACCTATTACTGTTTTAGATACATTTGTACCAACAGTAGTAGAAGTATTTAATCTATCTGCTTCTTCTGTGTTAATACCTACACCAGTAAAAGCGTTGAGCACTCTTACATCTGCGATAGTGGCGGTATATCCATCTGTTTCAAATACACTAGTTGAACCAAGGTAGTTGAGCGTCTCGGGGGTGATAGCTAGCGATGCTCCTTGATTAAGTGTGATAGATGAAAGTCCTAAACTCAATACAGGAAGTTTTGATGTACCTCTTGGAAGAGTTGTAAGTTTGTATTTCATTATTTGAGTCTCATCTGGAAAGGCTTCTAACAATGGCATGTTTTCAATAGCCTCACCGTAGAGTGCAGAACCTGAGGGATGTGATGGATTGTATAGGGTGTAATCAATCTCATCATCTGCTAGTGCAAATTGTGTGATTTTGAAAGAACCGTCCCCTCTAGCTAGTAGCTCTCTCCCTTTTTTTGTTAAGATCGCATCCACTGTCACGATCGAATTGTCTAAATATCCCATTTTGTGTTATTGTGTTTTATATAAATATATGTTAATTACCTATTTTATTCAATTGTTGTTATACCTGCGTTTTCATCTGATGTGTATACCTCATCTCTATCGATAGAATATACTTTAGTATCTACTGCTTTGATTAATCTATTTCCGTCTTCCACATAAATAAAACTACCAGAGGATGGAAAGTTAGGAACTAAAAATGCTCCTCCAGATGAAATAGTCTCTGCATTAAAGTAAATAGGAACTACTTCTCTATCTGACTGACTAATTGCTTTAATAGCTGCTGTTGATGCATCTGATCTATGTACACTTCCCTCAAACTGCTTAAATGATAAAGCTGGGTTATTACCAGTAATTTGGTTTGCTGTTATATATGCAGTTTGCTCTTCTTTATTTAAACTATAACTTGAACCTGCTCCTGTTGTTTTGCTACCTAAGTACTTACCGCTTATAATTCCAAGTTTCGTATAAGAACAATTTTGTATTTCTGCTGGAGTGGCTGTTTGTGTTATAATAGATTGTAAATTTGTAGGTATAGTTTGGGAGGAAAACCTATCTACTCTAAATGCTACAGCGTTAACTTTACTTCCTTCACTGTTGTTCATTAAAGGGTTATAGTCGCTATTATAGAAATTTGTTGCACTAAACGGTAAGAGGACTAAATCTGTGTCTGTTTGAACGAATCCTAATCCAGGTTGTTCAGTAGGTAAAGTATTGACAACTAGATCCTCTACCTGGTAGTAGTAGTAATTAGTTCTTTTTTGTTTCCCAATTATCTTACAGTTAACATTAGAGGAAGCAAAAGTAAACCGTACTTCATCTACTTGTCTTAAGACCTCTCTTAAATCCGTTCCTTGTTGACTTTTAAAAGGCACTGATAATCCTTGAATTACATAAGGAGGTAGAGCAGTATTATCTATACCAGGGTCTACCACACTACTACTGAACAGTAAATTTATATTTCCTGTCCCAAATGTGTTAGGATCTGTCTCTTTAAATTCTTCTATTGTCATTTTTAACTAAATCTACCGTAGATTGTTCTACCGTTTGTTTCTGTAAATGCTTTTGTCACAGTGAGTGTATCACTAGTTGCCAGTGCTGTACCTCCTGTTGGTACATTAAACCATCCGTCGAATACGCTAGGATACACTGCTGTTGCCTCTAAAACGTAATTATTATATAATTCAAAATCATGCTCTATAGTTAATGGCGTTCCTACTACAGCTGTACCTGTACCTGGATATGTAACATCTATTTGCCCTGGACCGCTAGAGCTTATATGGTAAAGAGTGTCTTCAAAGTGAGCGTAATACTTGTTACCGTAAACAGCTTCATCTCTATAATAAATAGTAAGTGGTGCTTGGTCTGATACTAGAGTAGAGCCAGAAGTATCTGCGTACCACCCTCTAAATACATTTCCATACCCAGTGTTTGCTGTGCCTAATATGAACTCATATTCATCATATATTACAGAGTATTCAACTGAACTGCTATTATTAGCAACAGCTACTGGGTAGGTAAAGCCTACTGTTCCAGACCCAGAAGTAAATAACTGTGTATACTCTCCTTGGTACGATCCTGTTAGTATGATAACACATCCTGGAGGTAATGGAACAGAAAGGTTGAAGGCAATTATTTGATATGTGGTTTGAGGCTGGTTAACCTTTTTAAAGGTATTTCTTTTTGACACCTCTCCATCAGTTGATATTAATAAAGACCCGCTAAACTCACCAGTGTATGTTGGTGATTCATCTGTCACGTTTCTAGTTACTTCTCCTATAGGGGTAATAACACTGGCACTATAATTGGTTGTATAGTCATACACAGACATTTGTTCAAAAGCTCCACCGTCACTTCCGGTAACAGCACCAATAGCGATAGATGAAGTAAGTGTTAAATCTTCCCAGGATACTTGTACTTCTTTAGCTTTACTTCTAGCTAATTTATGAGATTTAATTACTACCCCTGTGTCAATTTTAGCTCTTGCAGGTACAAAATCTTTTAATAGTCTAAAAATAGAGCTATCGAAAAAATTTAATAGGCGAATAAAACCTCTTGGAGATTTAGAATAAGCAAGAATATCACTCCATTTAAAGTCTGCATCCTGCCAATCATCTGTAATATTATCCCAGCCATAATCATCGTTAACTATACCTCTACCTACTTTAGTTAACTCTGAGTATCCTTCTGTGTATGCTTCTCTAGGGTCTCCAATATAGTTGTCTATATCAAAACTACTAGATATTTTTAAGTCAATAAATTCATCTGTACCTCTAGATATATTAAAGCCTACTTCTATATGAGGTAAATCGTCTGTATATTTTTTCTCTGGTTTTATAATAGAGGTGTATCTAGAAAGAGTATTACCAGTAACAATACTACCTGTATTATCATTCCTGAGTTTCTCTGAGGCACTAAGAAATATTTCTGAACCTGTTAGGTACATACTACTGGTGGAGGAGTGTTCTGGTCCGTAGTATTTCGGTTGATCTACTCTGTTTCCGCCAAATGTCTTTATACTAAGTATTTCTCTTGGAATACCAAAACAGTTTATAAGAGCTCTTAGCCCTCTTTCTGTACCTTTAGTTTTATTAATTAAAGATAAGTTATGGTAAATTCTTTTATATACTTCTTTTTCGTAATTATTCTTTGCAAGAGGTTGTAAGTATTCTAGGGCTGTACTTCCGCTATTGAAAGAAGCAGAGGTTGCAATAGAGGTAGAGATGATTCTCTCCCCTTCTGTAGAGGGTGTCTCCCCTATAAACATAGCAAATAGATTATCTATGTTCTGATTACTATTATATAGCTTAGTACCAAAGGATTCGATAGCGTCTCTTACTAAGTCTTTGCTAACTCCAAAATTTAGCCTATGGTCTGTATCATACTTATCTGATATTGCTTTAAAATAAACCCAGAGATTGTCAAAATGATGAGCAATCATATGAGTAAACATTAAGTACTGTTCGTTGTTAACATCCTCCCTAATGTAAGTAGGTATCGTATTTGTTAAAATATCGAAGTTGGTTACATCGTATAGGTTAGCTCTTTCAACATTTGTTTCAAACCAAGACGATGCTGAGGGGTGGGTTGATGCTAGATTTATATGTGGCTTTTTTGTGGTAGATTTCGGCCATGCTGTTGAGCTACTTTCAAAATATAGGTAACGGTCGTAATGATCAAAATTATCTACTATTCCTTTTATCAGGGTTTCATAATGAACTATACTTCCTGTATTAGAAGTTAAATAACTATTCAAACTTCCAGAGGGAGTAGCTGCTGCAGTGTTTAAGTTATCAATAGAAGTCTCATAAGACTCTATTAACTGTAATTTATAATGAAAGTTTCTTATTCTTTCTTCTGCAGATGAGTAATGTATAAAGTTTTCTAGTTTACTATGATCAATTGCTATCTGTGCACTTTTCTCACTAAAGAGTGAATATAGCTCAAAATAAGAATTTGATACCGGATAACTAAATAGCTCGTTATAATTTAAAAATTCTGTTGGTTGGTTATTATCATCAGAAAACTCAGTACTAAAGTTAGGACCTTTCAGTTGTGGTACTTTGAGGGTGTCTTCAGTAACTGTAGCAGAGATTTCATAAAGTATATCATCAGAAATAATCTCTTCAACTGTGAATTTTTCTTGTGCTGCTAGTGTTAACGCTTCATAAAGTTTAAACACAACTGCTACTCCTGTTGATGTTTGTTCTGTATCTACATTAAGACCTGTTGCAAGTTTACCTTCGCCAAAGTTTAATTGAAATTCTGAAAAATGATTAGGGTTACTTAGCTGTTTCTTGAGTTTGTCAGTGTAAGTTACTATTTGTTCATCTGAAAGCTCTGTGGATAGTGCTCTTATTTCTGTACCATCTGGTGATATAGAGTCGATAAATAATGTTCCTCCTATTTGAGATTCAGAAAATAAATTATTAGTAAACCTATAAAGTAGTCTTACGTCCCCTGTATCGTACCCAAGAGTTTTTATATCCTTCTCTGGGTTTATTGATAGTATGGAAGCTCCTGGTTTACCTGCACTTTGAGCATTTAAAGAAAGAGTGTAGTCTAAAAATCTTGGTACATATTCCAGTAGAGTATTGTCTACTCCGTATACACTCAACTCAACATTACTGTCTTGAGGAGTAAATAGATTATTTATCTCAAACGTACCAATAAGATTTTGTTCCTTTTTAGTAATCTTAGAGGACCGATTGAGGCTTTCTATCTCTAGCTGCTCTATATTGTACTTAAACTCTGCCACTAACTAGGGGTGTTTGCTTGAATTAATTGCTGTTGGTAGTCTAAAATTTGTGCTCTTAATTGAGAGATTTCGTCTAATAGAGGTTGAATGTCTTCTGTGTCTTTTTCATAATCTACTATTTCAAGACTTCTTTGAATGAGATATTGATGTGATTCTGTTGGCCCCTCAGGTTCGATTTCATAATACAGATTTTCATAGTCTTGAAAAAAATCTTCTACAGTTCTTTCTAATTCTACCGCAGGAGGTTGAGCAAAAGTTTTGAACTCTCTGTCAATTACTTTTTCAAAATTATCTTTAACAAATACAGTTTTTTTTATTTGTATATCTTTAGACATTTTTTACAACTTTAAATATATTATTTTGATCAATAGTAAAAGTACTGTTATCTATAGTAGTTTTTATTAATAACCTGTAGTAACGATCTGGTTGAAGTATGTTCATTTCTAAATCAAAATAACTACTAACGTCGTCGGTGCTAATTTTAGTAAACTGTTCGTCAAAATCAATTATCATTTCTTCGCTGAACTCGTCTTTTATAGCCCATTGAGATGTACTAGGGAGAGCGTACTCTGTCAAGTAGATTGAAGAAGTTGTGAAAGAGCGAGCGGGGTGTTTCGGTCTAGAGGATATTCTAAATCTAACTTTAGAGGTGTTACTATAACTTTCTTTTCCATTTTTGATGGTAATAGTAGCATTATCTGTATCAAGTACTGCTAATGATCCAGGAGCAAATGTAGAGTCATCCCACTTAAACTCTAAAAAAGGTTTAAATATAGTAGATGAGTTAACACTAAAGTATTTTAGGCTTATAGACTGTGAGGTATAGTTTTCATATGAGTCTTGTATCTTAACTAACATACCGTTATTACTTATACTTCCACTATATACTGCGTCTACTATATTAGTTACATCTATGTTAAGGTCGTGGTCAGTTTTTAACGTATGAAGTTGAGAACCTGAAGGAGAGCTTAGATAGTCACTTCCTAGTGTTGTCCATTCTGTTACTGCTGAATCTTTAAATTTCCAAGATACCCCTGTTCTATTTACAGGTTTGTCATTTAATCTCCCTGTGCCATTGAACCATGAGCTTGAAATTGGATTTACATAAACACTATACTCCTCTGGTAATTCACTAGCATCAGCAATATAAAGATTTAGACTAGCGCTATAATTACCAGTCACTCTTTGATTTAATGTGTTTGATATTTCAGTAGAATTAAATTGAATTAAACTTCTTTTAGTTCTACCAACATTATTTACATCAGGATATCCTCCTATTTCTAAGATTTGATCTAACCCTGAGTTACCGTAAAGGCCTGCAAGTGTAGGCTCCGACCATATAGTCGCGTCTTTTTCTGGATATAGTCTATATACTGCCATTTTATAGTGTTGTTACTCTACCCTCAATGTCAATATCTGGGTATTTAATTTCAAATATACATGGGTCGTAAGATGGATAAACTACGTTATCTTGTGTAGCTCCTTCTGTATCATATCCATATAGTGAATAATCCCCACCGTTTTTATTAGTGACTCTTATCTTTTTAACTGTCTGTACTCCTTTAATTTGGTCTAATATAGTAAATAAGTTAGATAGGTTAATAGGTTGGTTTATGTTCCAGTTTTTAATATCAAAATATGCTTTAACAGCGTTTGTGCAGTTAAGTAATATATCTCTTGAGGCATAGTTTGGTAATGTTAATATTTCAAACTGTACTCCTATATTAACTATAAATGCATCTTTTATATCTACTGCATCTGTTAAGAGCATATACTGTGATAAGTATAATTTTAAATTGTCTTTTAACGCCTTGCTAGCAATCGTTAATTTTCCTTCGTTATCATATGCTAAAGTATATAAGGATAAAGCTAGAGGATTAACGTTTGTTATACTAGTTGCATTAGCTAAGTTTTCTTTTGTGACATACGCTTTAGCAATACTTCCAAATTCAGGAGGCATAGAAAGCGCTCTCACTGTATAGTCTTGTAGGGTAACTGCTCTTTTTTGTTCAGAAAATGATTTTAGTGAATTTTGTCTTAACTCTTCTACTGTGTCACCGTCTTTCCCTCCAGTCGCTGCTTTAAGGTTAACAAAGCTTAATGTATCTAAATATGTAGTATCAGTCGCTGTAGCTACTACAGCACTTTTTTCTGTTATACTATTTGCAGGTGCATTTGCTTCTACTCCTCCTCCGGTTATATATTTTATAGTTAGGGTTGTATTAGATGGTGCTAATCCATAGGTTTTAGAAAACATAAAATTAGAAGGATCGTAGGCTACATCTATCTTATCTACTCTATCTTGAGTAGTAAATTTTTCGATAGATGTAGGGTCTGGTAGAAATTCTTTATCTTCTGCTAAGGATACTCCTGCTCCGAATTGTATTTGAAGTACTCCTTTAGATGTAAATCTAGTAGTAAATCGACGTGTTACTGTTTTTAATTTTAGTATAGAGGGAACTTGATTATTATCTACTCTATTGTTTATTTCGTCTACAAACACTGTATCTTGCCCTAAGAAAGGAACCTCTGTCCAATCTTTACCGTCGCTATCAGTTATAGAAAGGACTTTAATAATGTTCTCGTCTTCTATCTCGATAGTTTTATACTTTTCAGCTGTTTGGAATGTTTCAGTTACTGTTTGAATTTCTCCTGAATAGGCTGTAACGGTTTTAGATAAGCTAAAGACTGTGGGTGCTCCGTTTGCTGTTGTTAGTATTGATATATCTGTAGGATCGTACGAACTAGAATATTTAAAGTCTACTGCCTTATTAGTAAGAAAGCTAGTATTACCTGTAGTGGATGCTTTAATGATGGAGTTTTCGTTAACCTTTAAGGCTTGGTTCCAGTTTGGAGTACCGTTGGATGCTGCTACATTCTGAGTTACAGTAAGTTCGGCTTCTGCAGCAGATGTTACTCTTGGTCTATAGCCCATCATATAGGCTAGTGTATAGAGGTTTTGAGGGTTTTGAGCGTGCTGTAAAAAGGTTTCTTGAAGTTGGGTGTCTTGATAGAATGAAAGTACATCTCCAACGTATGCTGCCATTTCTATAAACATAGTACCGGGAGCGGTATCAGAAAAATCGTTGTAGGTATCAGGGAAATAGTTCTTAGCTAATTCTATCAACTCACCTTTAAAGTCGCCGAACTCCCTTCCAATATACTTTATATCTCTTTCCTCAGCCATTATTGTTCAAAATTTAGGATTATTTCATCCTCTATATTAGTGTCTTGTACTTGGTATCTCATACTAAATTGTACTGTATTCGTATCTGGTAATCCTACTGTTTCTATTTTGCTGGCATTCACTCTTGGAAAGTATATTGCTAAATCTTGTCTCACTTTTTGATCTACCTCTTGTATTTTGTCTTCAGTTAATTGATCAAAAAGCATAGCCTGTAGTCCATTGCCAAATTCTACATTTAGGTACCTCTCTCCTCTAGAGGTTAAAAAGTAGTTAATTAGATTTGTTTTTATGGCGTCTCTTGTTTCATAAGTTGAATTAAATACAGCTTTACCAGAAAAAGGGAGTTTTACGCCTACCGCTTTTCTTGGTTGTAAATCTAGAGGATCTATTTTAACTGAATTAATTGCCATTTATTACTGTCCGTTTCTTTTTATCTTCATTGATGCATCTAAAACTGCTTTTGCTTTTGCAGGATCAAAACCTGGTATATCTGCGAAATTAACTCCGACTTCAGGGCTTGTTAATCCCATCTTATTTGCCATACCTGATGCAAAATTAGGTGCTTTAGGTGAATCGAAGTTGCCTATACTTTTATATTCATCTATACTCATATTAGCTTTTGTCTGTGCTAACATTTCATCTAAAGATGCCTTACCGGTTTTAGGAGGAGCAGACCATTTGAGGTTGCTATCCTTAGGTTTAGGGGCTTCTGTCATGGCGTTAGCTGGAGTTGAAGCTATTTTTACAGCTTCATTCATTACTTCTTGTAACTCCTCCTTCACTGCTGCTCTTACTTCTTCTCGTATAATCTTACGTAATTGATCGAGTTTCATATATATAAATAGTTTAGTTAAGAAAGTTGATTGTCTATTCTGAATTTAATTTCATTTATTAGTACTTTTGTATCGGAGCTAAAAGATTTTGGACCTGTCATTACGATTCCTCCGTTAGCGTTTTTAGCTTCAGCATACCTTCTGGGTGCTATTGCTGGGGATGTAGGGTCTGTGATGATTGTTATAGTTAAAATCTCTCCGTTTGATCTTGTGTAGAAGAATTTACTATCTTCTGCTTGTTCAGATACACTGACTGTTTTAAAGCTGTCTAGTAGTTTTTTCAGGCTATCTTTAGCTGATTGACTTATATTACTACTATCTATTTTAGTTATATCTCCTATTAATTCTCTAGTCCCAACACTTGTTGACTCTTCTAACGTTAACCAGAAAGAAGATGGTGGTTGATTATTTAAAGTAGAGGTGTGATCTAGTTGACAAATGTACCTTACTTTCTTATGAATAACTTTATCGTTTTTATAGTACTTCTGATTTGGTTGCCATTTTCCTCTATTTTTACTTCTTTCTTTTTCTCTTGTACCGTATCTATCAACATCAGCTTCTCTTGTACCGTATCTGTCAACATCAGCTAATAATCTAGGTCCTAAAGTAGATAAAATTAACCTTCCTTCCTGATTATATAGTCCAATGAGCTCTAATTCCTCTTTAGTTATAGTTCCGTCTGTTAATTGACTTTGTAACGCTCTTTCGATTTCACAAGCACGTAGCGCACTATCTGCTTTAGCAAGTATACTAGTAAGGGTTTTTAAATTAAGAGATGGCGTTTTTACTACTATTTCTATAGTATTAATCGAAGTCTCAGTCTGTTTTATAAGTTCTTTGAGTAAGTGTAGTATGTCAGCGTATTTAGTTGTAATGTTGATAGGTAAACCGAAACCAGGTGGTACTGATTGAGGTATAGGAAGTGTTAATATCAAAGCTAAAGCTGCTTTCAGTCCGCTGATTGGTGGCCTTAAGGACGCTGGTATAGCTCTAAATTTAGCTACTTTAGCTTCCATTGCAGATGTTTGGCTAAGTATTCTATCAATTTTTTTTCTTATACGAGTAAGATCATCAGAGGGGCAGCCATCTACATTGAGTTTACTAACTATATCGAATATCTTTTCCGTTATCTTAGAGATAAGCTCTCCTTGTAGTTTACCTACAATTTTAGAGGTTGTTCCTGCTAGTGCGCTATCTGGGATATTAACGTATGGCATTATTCTGTAAATACTTTTTTAGAGTGCAGTCTTTTAATTAATGATCTTAATGTAGGTATCATTGGTACAACTCCTTTTGCTGCTCCTGTCATAACAGCAGTATATGATTCTGCTGGAACTGGTGGTGCTGTTGACATTGCCTTTATTATCTTTTCAAACTCACTTAAAAAATCCTCTAACCAATTAGTAGTTATTTGTCCGAGTAGGACTGGTTCTGCTTCTGTAAAGCCGTCTTTACCTAGGTACACTTTTTTAGCATCTAAACCTACATAATCTTCACCATCTATCCCTACATGTTTAGAGTTTAGGCCTATACCCTCTGCAGCAGAAAGAAATATACCTTCTTCTTTACCGTTGAAGAAAAGCCTTCCTGAGTTTATTATTACTTGATTACCTTTGTATGTATCTGCAAAATCTGGTTCTTCTTTAAAAGCATCTCTTTTCTCATTAGCCTGCTTCAATTCAAACGTATGATCTGCTCCCATATATATTGAAGACATATCTTCATTGATATCTTCTACAGTAGCGTCAAGTGCACTACCGGGTGACTTCATTCCGTTTCTAATAATAGTGTAGGGAACACCATTGTTGCTCTCGTCTGTGAATGTATTTAAGGAATGCTTAGTTCCTCCTAGTCTTACAGTATTTCCGTGTCTACCTTCTATTATAGTATCTCCTGGGAAGGATTGAATCGGGGCAATCTCCTGTGTCTCTTCAAAGTCTTCACCTAAATCAACATCTCCTTCTCCTGCTTGTAAGGTGTCTGGGTATGCATTATGATGTGGATGATTCCAGAGAGGTACAATAGAAGTCCAGTACGTTTTTTTAGCGTTAGGATTATCTGCTCTTTCTTCAGAAGGCATAGATATAATTTGTACTATCTCATTTTTTAAAGGTTGTTTTTTTATCAGATTATTACCTGCATAAGCAAACAACAAATCTCCCTCCTCATCCTCTATTCCAAATGAATTAATCTGTCTATAGACTATACCATTAATACCTTGAGATTCTTTATAAGTTGAATAGAGAGGGTGGTTGGAGTCAAGAATTACGTCAACAACACGACCGAAGTTAGCAACAGCAGGATTTCCACCTCCTGCTCCTCCGCTTCCTCCTATCTTAGTCTGACCAAATGAAGTACTATATGCCATCCTCTTCTTTGTCTTCCACCTTGTTAACGTCTTCAATCTGTTTATCCATAGATTCAGACTCCTCAAGTAAGTCTTGTAAGTCTGAGAAGTCAAATTCTCCGCCTTCTCCTTTAGCTTGAGCGCTTTCTATCCTCTGAATAATTGTTGCTAACTTAATTAAAGCATCGTCATTCTTTACACCTATCTCCATGTATTCTTTTATCATAGGAACGATAAGAGTAGCGTCTCCAATGTTTTCTATTAGAGGTTTTAATTCGCCAATGAGGGCTTTCACTTGACTTTTTGTTTCTTTAGAATTGTCGTAGATTTCCCCAAAAAGATCAGATAGAGTCTTTCCTGAAAATATTTCTTTATCTAAACTCATGTTAATTTTATTATAAATAGATTATAATACCTTATTGTTTAAATACCCGTTATCGTAGTAGTGCTGGTGTTTTTCTTTGAAATGTTCTTTGAGTATAGATATAACTCTAGTAAGCTGGGGTGTTTGACAATCTGTCATTTCTCTAATATAGATATATAGAGCTTTTTTCTTGAATATCTCCAGATCATGTCTAGTCTTAAATAACGTTAAAACAGCATCAGCTATCTTAATTTCCGATTCTTTGACAAAAATTTCATCTAAATAAAGATAAACCTCATCCACCCAGGTATCTATAAAACTACTTAATGTAATTCCACCAGTTTGTGATTCGCCCATAGTATGTTCATACGAGTCTTCCATATCTGAGAATGAACCTATCTGCTTAAGCTTTTTATAGTTCTTATTATTGTAGTTAATTAACCACCGCTTTACTATAGTTCCAAAATAGGAGTATGCTTTTGCTCCATTATCTGGGTCAAATTTCATTATCTTCTCTTCTAAAAGAACGGATACTATTTCATGTTTAAGATCCTCTATCTGCTCTACATCTGTGTAGTAAAACTTAAAAGTATGTATTATATTTTCTGCTAACTTATAAAAAGGTAAGTATATATGATCAGTAAAGATTTTATTTTTATAATCTTGATCAGTAGAGACGTTATATTTTTTTATGTATTCTTCTGTTTCGCTAGTAAAGTAATTAGCTTTGCTTTTCTTCCTTGCCATAATTTTCGGGGAGCATATATCGGTTTAGCTCGTCTTGTATTGTTTTCATTTGTTCGAAAAAATAACCGACCTCATCATCTGATTGAAAAACCCCACGTTCATCAAGTTTAGTTAGGTGCTTTTGACCTTCGCCTATGGCGTTTGATATTGTTTGTAAATATTGCACTTGGTCTTGCACAACATCTTCGTATTTTTCATTTTTTAATAGTAGATTTCTTAAAAGATAAAGTAAAAATACTATAAAAGCAACTAAAATACCAATAATTATTTGTAAAGTAGCCATATTATAAGTTTTTGAGCATATTCGACAGTCCTTCTGAAGATTTCACCGGTCTACCTGTTGATGCAGTGGTTTTTTGTGTTTTCGGAGCGGCGGAACCACCATTTGCCTTCCACATATCGTACTCTACCTTAGAAGCAAGGAAGTCTGCACTGTGAAGTATTGAGATAATAGAGGTTTTCTGTCTAGATGACTCAACATGACTAAAAAAGTACGCTTCATTCGCCTTATCGAACACGCCATCATGGCATCTTATGGCTAAAAACTCTTTTTGACTAACTTTTATACCGAATTTCTGTAGTATAAACAGTGAACGGTCTGGGATAAGCATAAAATCCAAGTCTGGATTGAAGGTATACATC